TTAAAATTTAAGGTATCTTGTAGCTGAATACCCTGTTACACTCTTGTACTTAACTTTCGTCCAAGTGCTGCCTTTTTTCAATACTTCAACTTTAGATTTCTTCGGAATCTTACCAATGATCTTAGATGATACGTTTGCACTCTGTCTGATCATCAGTGGATCGGACTTTGTAACAACCTTAGCATATGCAGTCTTATTAACAACTTTTGATACTGTCGTTTTTACGGCCTCTTTGACCTTTGTAGCTGTTCCCAGCTTTTTATTACAGATTCCCTCTGCGATCAGCTTAGCAATCTTATTAACGTTTTTACCGATCTTATAATCGGACTTGGAGTCACAGAAAAAGCTTTCTGTCATGATCGTTGTTGCCTTTGTTCCATTCAGCATATACAGATTCGTTCTCTTCTGAACATCACGATCAGTGAATCCAGCGAATACGAGTTTCTTCTGTACTCTCTTTGCGTATTTCTTACCGCCCTCAGACACATAAAGTACCTCTGTTCCATGAGCCTTTCCGTTATAGCAATTCAAATGACCTTCGACAACAAGATCATAATTCTTTGCATTTAAACGTGTCAGTTTCCATGATTTTTCCTGATACGCAGCGGTAAATACCTTCTCTGGGCAGATATACAGATCAACACTGTGTCCGTCGCTTTCAAGATATTCTTTTACCTTTTTCATCAGCTTTTTATTGTACTTATACTCGTTTACTCCACCGCAATCTTCTCCACTGGCTGATGTATATGATCCATTTTTAAGCAAACTGTGTCCTACTGTCAATGCGATTCTCATATGTCTACACCTCCTGTTCTGCTGCTGCCTGATTATCTTCTGTCTGTTCCTGTTCCTCTGGATCTTCTAAGTCAGTTTCAGGTAACGGAGTCTCTGCGTAATTTGTCCATGTTCCGTCATCTAACTCTGTCGTATGATTGATCTTATCTTCTCTGCTGACTTCCTCAACATCTTCTAAATCGTATACTGAATTATTTAATTTACCATCATCGAGTAGATCTTTAATACCGTCAAACCACAGTTGCACAGCTTCTTTTAACATGCTCTCGCTTACAAATAATTGAATAGGTTTAGGTAAAAGTCCTCTGGCCATATGAATTACATAATCAAATTTCTGCTGTCCTTGCTTAGATGCTTTGAAAGTTTTCTCTGCTTCCACAAACAGCTTGTAAACATCCAGTCTGATTCCTTCAAGACCTTTCTTTGTGATATAGTCGATCAGTTTCTTAACTAAAAAAGCAATGATCAATACTGTGATCACTGCCAAAAAAAACACCTTATTCTGTTCAAATAATTCTTTCATAACATCTTCTCCTTTATTTTATAATCCAACTTCTTTAAGTACGAATCCGAACACTGCACTGATTAATGCAGTCAGGACATACATAGAGATGCTTCTCCATTTCTCTCCATCTCGGTTTTCTAACTCTTCAAGCCTTTTGCTTTGTTCTGTCTGATTAACGAGCATATGCTCCATGTTGATCGCAAGCTTTTGCACGGACAGCGTGAGATCATTGATCTGTCGCACTGTCAGTTCAAGGTCTGCAATTCTTCTATTTTGTCGGACTTGCTCACGATCTACGCCTTTGGCAAACTCTTCATGTTCGTGTCGTCTTAAGTATTCATCTTCCAATATGTCTCCTTCCTCAGCTACACCGTTGCTGTCGTTGTTACTTGACTTGTTTCTAATTCGGAAGAAAATATGCAATAGAAGCAATTAACATCACTTTCGTTTGCTTCAAGTCCTACGCTGATCTTAACTTTTCCACCGGTCTGTACTGGGTTAGGAGACAGGCTTACAGACTTAATTTCAATGATTTCTGCTGCCA